ATCGGACGCAGGTCCGGCACCGCAACCCGGTCGCACCCGGCGCAGAGTGGACCGAAGTCGACAACGTGCCGTTCACGAAGGCGCCGAAGCTGCGTCCGCGGGCGACCGGCGGGATCTCCGTGATGGAGGTCGGCGCGGCCAACTCGCCGGACTGGCCGCAAGCCACGCTCGATTGGTGGCGCGACATCTCCCGGATGCCGCACTGCGTGCTGTGGGGCGATGCCGAGTGGCGCTTCGCGATGGACTCCGCGGAGGTGCACGCTCGCACGATGGAAGCGTGGCGCGGCTACACGGGTGCCGAGATCCGGGCGCGCGAGAAGCTCATGGGCACGCTCGCGGACTATCGGCGTGACCTGCGCATCCGCTACGTCGACCCGGCGAAGCGGAAGGCGGCCGAGGCCGAGGAGAAGGCGAAGGCGGCCGGCGTCACGAAGCTCAGCGACTACAGGAGTCTGTGATGGGTGATGGTCGACCCGACCCGTTCGGTGGCAAGTACGGCCGGCTCGTGCCGTGCGATCTCCTGACGCCCGGCGTTGACGACGGGTCCGAGTCGGTCGCGCCGCGCATCGAGCCGAAGCCGGCACCGGCCGAGCTCGGCTTCGATCCGGTCAAGTGGGCGGCGATGCCGCGCGCCGAGCGCCGCGCCGTACTGCGTCGCGCGAAGAGCAGGAGTCTGTGATGCCTCGCTGTCAGGTGCATCGAGACCTCGATCGGTACACGGCTGCGGCCGAGGGGCACGTGCAGCGAGGAGGCCTACCGATCACGCATCCGCTTGTCGTCCAGGCCACGCGCCGAGTCCAGGCCGCCCTCCGACTGATCCGTGCTCAGCAGCATTCCATCGGCTACGACTGTCCGGACGAAACCGATGCTGAGCGCCGCGAGCGTGAGGCCGACGAGTGCCCGGCGGCGTCCGATGAAGCTCGGTAGCCGCGAGCGGCACCCGCTGTGCACGTGCCCTGAGCTCACATGGGACGCGGCGACCGGCCGCGCGCCGGCACCGGATCTCGATGCGTGCCGGGCTCGCGCCTTCGGCGGCATCGACCCGCATCCGGTGCTCACGGCCGACGACCTGCGTGCGATCCGGTCCGTCGTCGCTTACGCGGAGGGCGGGCAGCAATGATGGCGCCGACCTGCCCGGCGTGGCATCGTCCGGTCGCCCGGTCGCTCGCGCTCTGGCATAACGGTGGGTGGCACACGCGGCTCGTTCGGTTCGCGTACCCGGCGCTCGCTCGGGCGCTTGACGCCTCGCTCGACGCGTTGCCGCCCGAGGTGAATCGGTGACCGAGAACGCCGTCCACTACCGGCGGCCGACCGTCAACGGCGTGCCGCAACCGATTGAGTGCGGCCTGAGACCGATCCTCATCCACGACGGTCTCGGCAACGTGACCAGCGAGCGTGACGCGGCCACGTGCACGGACTGCCGCCGTATCGCGCAGCTCGCCGACGCCGCCGCGCTCGCCTGCGGATGCGGCAACGGGTGGTATCACCGCGGGGTCGCGCGGGCGCGCTACTGGGGTGGAGAGTCGGCTACGATCAAGCCGGCGGATCACCGTGACGACGACGATTGAGCGCTCGCCGGCCGTCGAGATGCTCCCCGGCTACCGGCTCGACCCCTGGTACGGCACCACGGCATGGGTCACGCTGCCGTGGCCGGACGATCCGGCCGAGAAAGCCCGGCTCATCGACAACTCGCTCGGTCCGGGGGTCATCGATTGGGCGGAAGGCCGCGGCGACGGCCCGGGGCTGATCAACTACCAGACCGGCGAGCAGTGGACGTACACGCCGGGACAGAAGCGGTTCCTGATCCTCTGGTACGCGTATGACCCGTTCACTGGTCGGTGGCTGTATCGCCGCGGCGCCAAGCGCGGCGCGAAGGGAACCGGTAAAGACCCGTTCGGCGCGTCCCTCTGCGCTGCACAGCTCGTCGGACCGACGCAGCTCGTCGGTGTCGCGCACCGCTGGCGCGGCGAGCCGTTCGGGATGCCGCTCGTGCAGATCGCGAGCAACTCCGAGGCGCAGAGCAAGGACGTCATGCGCGTCATGAACGCGATGTTTTCGCGCGACGCCCGAGCTTATTACGATCTCGACGTCGGCGAGACGCGCACGAACATCAGGCATACCGGCGGCCGGGCGGAGGTGCTCACGGCGTCCGAGGCGAGCGCCGAAGGCGACCCGGCGACCTTCGTCTTTCTGAACGAGACCCACCACATGACCGAGAGCAGTGGCGGTCACCGGGTCGCGAAGGTCGTGCGCCGCAACGTCGGCAAGTCGCCGGCCTGGATTCAGGCCCGAGTGGTCGACGGCACGAACGCGCACATGCAAGGTGGCGACTCGATCGCCGAGCGGACCTTCGTCGCGTGGCAGGCGCAGGTCGCGGGGAAGGCGGCGCGTGCCGACATCCTGTACGACTCGATCGAGGCTCCGCCGAACACGGACCTGTTCGACGACGAGAGCCGGCGGGCAGGCCTGCGCGCCGCGTACGCCGACGCGCCTTGGGCGGACCTCGAACGGCTCGACGGCGAGGTGCTCGACCCTGAGACGCCGGTCGCCGACTCGATTCGGTACTACTTCAACGGCCTCGCCGCCGCGGAAGACGCATGGTGCGACCCGCGGAAGATCGACGCGCTCGCCCGGCCGGGGACCGTCGTCGAGCCCAAGTCGCAGATCTCGATGTTCCTGGACTGCTCGAAGAGCGGCGACTGTACGGCGCTGGTCGGGTGCCGGCTTTCCGACGGCTTCGTGTTCAAGCTCGGCATCTGGGTACCCCCTCGCGGCCGAGCCGGACAGGGATGGCTCGCGCCGCGCGAGGAAGTCGATGGCGCGGTGCGGCACGCCTTCGAACTGTTCCGGGTCGAGTGGTTCGGCGTCGACCCGAGCCCGGCGAAGGACGACGAGACCGAGCTCAACTATTGGATGCCGCTGGCCGACGCGTGGCACCGCGACTTCCACAAGAAACTCAAGATTTGGGCGACCGGCGGCACGAAGGTCGGCCACTCCGTGCTCTTCGACATGCGTATCAAGACGCTCGGCGGAGCGTCACGCAATCAGCAGTTCGTCGCCGCGGCGATGCAAACTCAAGCCGACATCGACGAGCATGGGACGTTCCTATGGGATGGCGACGCGCTCTTGCGCGCGCACTTCCACCAGGCAAAAGGCAGGCCTACCCCGTGGGGCCGAACGCTCGGTAAGGTCACTCGGGACTCGGCGAAGCACGTTGACGGCGCAGTGAGCGCGGTCGGCGCGCGGATGGGACGTAGGATCGTGCTCAACAGCGGAAAGGTCCGCACGCGTCGAGCGGGTGGCACAGGGAAGGCGGTTTTCTGAGTGGCACTCGAAACGGCCGATATCATCCCGCTCGCCGACATGCTGTATGAGCAATTCGAGCGCGAGCGCCAAGAGCTCGACGTGCTGCGACAGTACGTTGTCGGAAAGCAGGGGCTGCCGCTCGTCATCCCGGGGGATGCACCGCTCGAAGTCCGCGAAATGGCGCGTATTTCGCGTATCAACATCATTGCGATCGTCGTGAACGCGCTCGTCGAGTCACTTTTCGTCGACAACATGCGCGCCGTCGATGACCCCGCGGCGCCCGAGCTCGACGCCAGCGTGATCGAGCGCGCAGAGGCGGAGATCGAGGCGGAATCCGAGTCGGATGACGTTGTGCGCCAGATCTGGGACGTCTGGCAGGCCAACAAGCTCGACCGCGGTCAGAGCGGCCTCTATCGCGCCGTCTTCACGTACGGGTACGGGTACATGCTGGTCACGGCCGGCATTCCGAAGCCGGTCGTCCGCCCGGTCTCGCCGCGGATGATGACCGCGATGTACGGCAGTGACCCGGACTGGCCCGAGTACGCGCTCGAAAAGCGCCGCGGCGGCCGGTGGGATCTCATCGAGCAGACGCACGTGTACGAGCTCGGTCGCAACGAGAAAGACGGCAAGTTCTCTCTGCTCGGCGAGCGTGAGCACGGTCTGTCGTACTGCCCCGTGATCCGCTACGTCGATGCCGAAGATCTGGATCTCGACGACGAGCCATCATGGCCGCAGCAGTTCGGCGGTTCCCGCGCCGGGCAGCGCGTGATGACGGAGATCGTCGCAGGGCAGGTCGCGCCACTGATGACCTTGCAAGATCAGCAGGATGTCACGACGTTCGGGTTGCTCTCTGCGCAGTGGTATTCCGCGTTCCGGCAGCGCTGGATCATCGGTTGGACACCCGAGAGCCGGACGGCGAAGATCTCCGCGGCGGCGTCGCAGATGTGGACCTTCGAGGACTCGCCCGACGACATCAAGATCGGCGAATTCTCCGAGACGCAGCTCGAAGGCTATCTACGCAGCCGGGACGCGACCGCGCGCTTCGCGGCGACCCTCTCGCAGACGCCCGTGCACGAGTTGATCGGCGAACTGGTCAACCTCTCCGCCGAGGCGCTCGCCGCCGCGGAAGCGGGCCGGGATCGGAAGGTCGACCTGCGCAAGACCGGCTTCGGAGAGTCGCACGAGCAGATGGCAGGCGCGGTCGGCGACCTGCTGAACATCGAGGTGCCCGAGGACATCGAGACCGTCTGGCGCGACACGTCGGCGCGAGCCTTCGGCGCGCTGGTCGACGGGCTCGGCAAGCTCGCGCAGATGCTTGAGATCCCGCCGGAGGCGCTCTGGGAGCGGGTGCCGGGCGCGACCCGGCAAGAGATCATCAAATGGAAGGCCGCGCGACGCGAAGGCGATGCGATGGCCGGCCTCACGCGCCTGCTCGACCAGCAGGCGACGCCGCCGACGCAGCCGGCGATCGGTGCCGGCGGCGAGCAGCGCACACAGGGTGGCCTCATCCTGCCGCTGGGTGTACAGGCGTAGCGATGGCAGCGACGTCGACCGGGGCCGCGCTCACGCAGGCGCATCGCGCGCAGCAGCTCGCCGTACAGGCCGGCTCGCTGCGCGGCCTGCTCGTGCTCTGGCGCGCCGTCGATGTGACCCGACTCAGCGACACGATTGAGGTTTTCGCCCATGCCGCGGCCCTGCTCGCGGGCGAAGGCTTCGACGCTTCCGCGCTGGTTGCCGCGCAGTACATGACGCTTTTCCGGCAGGCCGAGATCGGCTCGGGCGTCGCCGTGGCGCAAGCTGCCCGGCTCGATCGGGATTACCTCGCCGGCCAAGTTCGCGGCGCCGCGTTGAAAGGAATCATCGACGGCCGCCGCGCAGGCATGAGCGTCTCGACCGCGAAATCGAACGGCCTCGTGCGCGTCGTCGGGACCTTCGGCAAGCTCGTCCTCGCTGGCGGCCGGATGACGATCGTCGGCGCCGTGCAGAGCGATCGCCGGGCACTCGGGTGGCAGCGAGCGACCAGCGGCGACCCGTGCGCCTTCTGTCGCATGCTGGCCGGCCGTGGTGTGACGTATAAGACGGAGAAGTCGGCCGATTTCGAGCCGCACGACAACTGCGGATGCACGCCCGAGCCGCTCTATCTCGGCGAGGGGGTCGACCCCCGGGCGGCCGAGTACCGGCGCGAATGGACCAAGTCCCAGAAGTGGGCGGCGTCGAATGTGACCCGCTCTCAGGGAACGAGCAATAATGCACTGAACAATTACCGGCAATGGCTTGCAGCCGGCAAGCCCGAGCCGGGTCGCAACGGTGGCAACACCGGTCAACCGACGGGAGAGACCCGGTAATGGCAGCAGACGACGAAGACAAGCCCGAGCGCACTTTCACGAAGGCCGAATTCGCTCGCGAGGTGGCGAGGCAGGTTCGGGCGAAGGTCGCCGAGGCTCTGTCGGAGTACGGGGATCTTGACGAGCTGCGTAAGCGTGCCGACGAGGCCGACAAGCAGCAAAGCAAGATCGACAAGATGGCCGAGCAGCTCAACACGCTCACGCAGCGAGCTGAGAAGGCTGAGCTTGACGTCGCGCGGCAGAGGGTCGCCGACGAGCTCGGGCTCACTCAGCGCGAGGCGAAGCGGCTGAGCGGAAAGACGTACGACGAGCTCAAGGCTGACGCCGAAGAGCTTGTCGAAGATCTCGGGATCGACGTCGAGGCGCGTAAGGCGGGCCGCAAGCCGGCGGCCGGCCGTAAGACTGACCAGCAGAACGAGGACAACGACCAGCAGAACGGGGTCGGCGACAACGACGACGGCGACGACGACAACGACGAGACCGAAGACCAGCAGGAGTCGGCACCGCGGCCGCAACCGCGGCGCGTGCGGCCCCAAGAGCTGCGCTCGGGCGCCCCGTTGTCCAGTGGCCGACGCGAGGAGACCGACCCGCTGAAGCTCGTCGCCGCTGTTCCGCGGCGATAAAGGCTCCGCGGCACGGAAACGCCGGCCGCGCTGAGAAAGGATGAGAGCGTGCCGAACACGTTTCTGAAGCCGTCGGTGATCGCTCGCGCGACCGTCGGCCTGCTGTACCGGGAGCTCACGGTTGCGCGCACCGTGTGGTCCGACGCGATCGACCCGGGTGAATTCACCGGTGCTCTCGACGACACCGTTTCGATGCGGGTCCCGGCCCGCCGGGTCGCCCGTAAGCGCACGCTGCGCGCCGGCACGGCGATCGTGAACGACACGTCGACCGAATTCAGCGTGCCGGTCAAGCTGGACACGGACGTCTACAACGGCGCACCGATCACCGACGAAGAGCTCACGCTCGATATCACGGACTTCTCCACGCAGGTCCTCTCGCCGCAGGTGCGCGCCGTGGTCGAGGGTGTCGACGAAGAGGTGATCGACGAGATCGAGAACGCCGATTACGGCTCGATGGTCGTCGACCCGACCGACGCCGACTTCGTCGTGTCCGGCGAGACTGACTGGTACTTCGCGGCGCTGCGGGCGCGCAAGATGCTCAACAACAACCACGTGCCGCAGGAGGGTCGCACCCTGCTCATCGGTACCGACATCGAAGAGCAGATCATGCGGTCGGACCGCTTCGTGCGCTTCGACTCGCGCGGCCCGGGTGCCGAGACCGCCCTCGAAGGCGCGACCATCGGCCGGATCGCCGGCTTCGACGTCGTGCTCTCGACCGAGGTCGAGGACGACGCCGCGTACGCCTACCACCGGACGGCTTTCGTCGTGGCCACCCGGGCGCCGCTCGTCCCCCGCGGAGCGTCCATGGCGCAGATCCGCTCGGCGAGCGTCGGCATGGGTGCGTCGCAGTTCTACAACGGCCTCTCGGTCCGCTGGCTCATGGACTACGACTACACGAACACCACCGACCGCTCGCTCGTCAACACGTGGGTCGGCACCGCGACCGTCGAGGAGCCGGACGACGCGCAGAACCCCGCCAGCACGAAGTCCCTGAAGCGGGCCGTCGCGATCCGTTCGGGTTCCTAATCGGAACGGCCCGCTGCTGCTTGAAAGGCGGCAGCGGGCCGTGATTCGGCCGGGAAGGGGCGGATCGTGGCATTCAACAACAACGGGCTGAACGCAGCGGTGAACGGCATCGCGGCGGCCGGCACGTACATCTCGGCGCACACCGCCGACCCGGGCAGCACGGGCACGAGCGAGGTGGCCGGCGGGTCGTACGCCCGGCAGCAGACGACATGGGGCACGGCCGCGGCCGGCGAGCGGGTCGGTTCGCAGGTGGCGATCCCGATCCCGGCCGGCACGACGGTCACGCATTGGGGCGTCTGGTCGGCCGTCTCCGGCGGGACGTTCCTCGGTGGTTTTCAGCTCTCTGCGCCGGAAACTTTCGGCTCGGCCGGTACGCAGAACCACACGCCGACGCTCGACGCCAACGCGAGCTGAGTCGGGCCGATGCCACAATCGCTGTTCACCTCACAGACGCCGGCCAGTCCGGACCTCGCCGATGGCTCCGCGGCGTACTCGATGGGGACGTATTTCACGTCTTCGGTGAACGGCACCGTCACGCATATCCGCTGGTACTTCCCGCTCTCCGCGCAGCCGAGCGGGGTCGTCGGCGGGCAGGCGATCAAGGGCAACCTGTTCCGTAACAGCGACTCGCTCAAGCTCGGCGGGGTCGATGCCGTGTTCGCGTCGCCGGGTACGCCCGGCGCGTGGAATCAGGTGGCTCTCTCGACGCCGGTCGCGATCACTGCCGGCACTCTGTACTGCGCCACGATTTGGACGCCCCGTCGCTATGTCGCCAGTGTTGGCGGGGCGTCTCCGTGGCCGGTCTCAAACGGCAACCTGGCGGCGCTTACCGGCGCCGGCCGCTTCACCGACGGCAGTAGCGGCAACGTCGAGTTTCCGACGTCGAGCTTCAACAACGGGTGCTACTTCGCCGATGTCGTCTTCGTGGCGGATGGTGAAGAGGAGGAAGTCGACACGACCGGTACCGGTGCCGTCTCGGTCACGGCCTCGGCGGTCGTGTCGACGCAGCGGACGTCTTCCGGGCTTGCTGTGGCCGGGCTCGCCGCCTCGGCGGCCGTGTCGACGCTGCGAGTCACGGAGGGCGTAGCCGCGGCCGGCCTCAGCGCCTCAGCAGCGGTCGCAACCACGCGACTCACCGCCGGGTCCGCACCGGTCGCTGTTGGCGCTCGTGCGGCCGCCTCGTCGGCCCGCACGACGGTAGGGACCGGCCGGGTCGTCGTCACGGGTGGCACGTATGCGCCACTGATCGGAGCGGCGCCGCTGCTGATCACGCAGTCGCAGCCGGATCGTCTGGAGACGATCGACACGGCGGCCGGCCGTATCGTCACGACAACGGTCATGGCGCGATAGGGGAGACGGACGATGCGGCGATACGACCCGGGAGACACGGCGACCTTGCGTCACGTCGTGCGCGACGCCGATGGCGAGCTCACGGCGGCGACCGTCGCGCTCTCCGTGACGCCTAAGGGTGGCTCGACGATCACGCCGGTCATCAGTAATCCGTCGGTCGGTGTGTACGACGGCGCCGTGCCCGATCTCGACCCCGGGCTGTACGACTACGTGTGGACGGTCAGCGGCACGGTCGCCGACGTCGCCGACGGGCAGTTCTATGTTGCGACCGACGAGGACCACCTACCGCCACTGGCGTCCTTCGCCCGGCTCGCCGCGAAGATCGGCTACGAGCCGCAGGAGACCGAGCGCGATCGCGCCGAAGAGCTGCTCGATCAGGCCAGTGAGCTCGTGCGCGCCACCGCGGGCAAGACGTGGACCGATGAGGCGACCGGCGTCGTATCCGACGTCCCCCGGCGCGTCCGGGCGATCGTCATCGACGTCGCGTACCGCGCCTTCACCAACCCTGAGGGGCTCTCTCAGCGCTCGATCGGCGACTCGTCGAAGTCATGGGATCGTGCCGGCCGCGAGGGCGGGCAGATCGTCTACCTGACTGACGACGAGCGCCGGGCGGTCCGCGCGGCCGGCGGGTCGTCGTCGATGATCGTCGCCACGCTCGTATCGCCGTACAGCGGCGATGCCGGCGGCGACGCGTGGGCGGAGGTGACGCTGGAGTGACGACACCGATCGGCTATCACGAGCTGCCTGAGACCCTCGGCGTCTGGCGCAACGTCTCCACCACCGACCCTTGGGGCGGCAGTACGACCGAGCGGCAGCAGGTCGGTGAGGTGCGCGCGAAAGTGTCGCAGCCGGCCGCGGCCGAGCAGATCGAGGCGCAGCAGGCCGGCTCCACGATGACGATGATCGTTCACATGCGGCCCGATGCCGACGTGCGCCGCGGTGACGAGCTGCGGCGCGATGACGGCGACATGCTCCGCGTGAAGTACACGATCGCGCCGAGCGAGCCGGCATACCTGCGTGCCGACTGCGAGCTCGTACAGAGCGAAGGCGACCCGCCGTGAGCGCGCCGACATGGGCGATCCTGATCCCGACGATCGGGCAACGCGAGCAGCTCTTCGAGCGCCTGCTCGATGTGCTGCTACCGCAGCTCGACGCGTATAGCGGTCGGGTGCGGGTCGTCGCGTGGCGCAACGACGGATCTCCCCGGATCGCCGAGCTGCGCGACATCATGATCAACACTGTCGACGCCGATTACGTGAGCTTCATTGACGACGACGATCTCGTGTCGCACCGGTACGTCAAGGCGATCGCCGACGCGCTCGAAGAGCGACCGGATCACGTCGGCTTCAAGCTCGAATACTGCGTCGATGGTGAACCGAGAGAGATCGTTGATCACTCGCTGCGGCATCACCGCTGGCACCGCAACGCCGACGGGATACTCGTTCGCGACTTCACGCACGTCGATCCGGTGCGTCGCGATCACGCGACCCGTGGGCGTTTCGCAGCCGCGAAGAGCGGCCGAGCCGAAGATCGCGCATGGGTCAAGCAGGTACGCCCGTTCCTGCACTCCGAGGCGTACATCGACGAAGTGCTGTACCGGTACCTCTGGTCGCCGGCCATGTCGTCATGGCAGCGCCCGGAGCGGCTCATCCCGACCGGCCGACCCCGACCGAAGATCGATTACCCGCACTTCGCATGGCACGAGCGGTCGGACGCGTGATGCGGACAATCGATGATTTTCGCTGGTCGTTCCGTCTGTTCCCGGATGCGATGTCCGAGCTTCGCGTCCGGCCCGACGCGCTGCTGCACGTCGGTGCGCACCATGGGCAAGAGGTTCCGCAGTACCTGGCGGCCGGCTTCCAGCGGATCACGCTGGTGGAGCCGGATCCCGAGAACTGCGCGGTCATCGCCAGTCAGCCATGGATCGACGCGGCGAATATCGGGATCGTCGCGAAGGCCTGCGGCTCGAAGCCCGGCCGCGCAACCTTCCACCGCACCGATGACACTGCTTTTTCTGGTTTGCAGCGCGACATTCGCATGAGTGACGCGGCCTCGTTCCCCGTTGATGTTGTGCGCATAGCCGATATCCAGGTCGAGGCGCGCGCCAATGTGCTCGTCGTCGACACGCAGGGAACCGAGCTCGACGCGCTCGCCTCCGCGGACCTCGATCCGCTCGACCTGATCATCGTCGAGGCGCAGGATTCCCACCGTGGGGCACCCGGCGCCTACCTTCCCGACCTGCTCGCATGGTGCCGATCGATCGGGTGGCTGCCGCGGATACAGTGGCGACGCGATGCGCACTGGGCAGACACGCTGCTTACGCCGCGCCGAGCTCTGGAGAACTTGCCATGAAGCCGCTCCTGATGATCGTTCCGACCCGTAGCCGGCCGGGCAACGTCCGGCGGGTCGTCACGGCCTGGCTTGAAACGGGCGGATTCGACGACGCCGATCTGATCTTCGCGATCGACTTCGACGACCCGGAGCACGACGCGTATCTCGACGAGCTGCAAGCCGCGGCCCGGACGGTCGCCGAGCACGGCGCCACGATCGCCTGCCACTCCTCGCCGCGGCACGAGCCGCTCGTGCCGAAGCTGAACGCCGTCGCCAAGCTGCACGCCGAGATCGAGCCGGACCGGTTCGCGCTGGGCTTCGCGGGCGACGACCATCTGCCGCGTACAGCCGGATGGGCGAAGGCCTTCGTCGAGCACCTTCGCGGCGCCGGTACGGGCATCGTGTACGGCGACGACCTGTACAAAGGTCACGAGCTCGCGTCGTCGTGGGCGATGACCGCTGACATCGTGCGGGCGCTCCGGCGGATGGTCCCGGCGCCGGTCGACCACTTGTACTGCGACAACTCGATCATGGATCTCGGCGCCGCGCTCGACCGGCTCGCGTACCTGCCCGGCGTCGTCATCGAGCACGTGCATCCGGTCGCCGGCAAGGGCGCCACCGACGAGCAGTACGAGCGCGTCAACGGCCGTGAGCAGTATCGTCGGGACCGTCCGGCGTATAAGCGGTGGAAGCGTGACGGCGGACTTCGCGACGATGCCGCCCGCGTGCGGGCGTACATGGAAGGTGTCCGATGACTCAGATCATGGTCGCGCAGCGAAGCGGCATCCTGCGCGCGCCCGACGGAAAGCAGTACCGGTTGGTCCGCGGGCAGACGCTCGCCGACGGCCGTCACCCGGCCGTCACTGGCTCGCCGGCCTCCTGGCGACCGATGCACGTCGAGCTTGCAGTCGACGATTCGGCCGATTGCCCGCCCGACGGCTTCGATCAGAGCGATCAGATCGCTGAGCTCGAAGAGACCGCCGAGCAGTACCGCTCGGCGCTTCAAGCCGTCGCCGACCTGCTCGACGAGCGCGGCCTGCTGGCCGGCGTCGACCGCGAGCAGGAGGGGTGGCTGCTCGACCGGCTCGGCGAGCTGCTGCCGCCCGGCGACCCGGCCGACGTTGCTCCGGTGCCGGCCGCGCCGAAGCCGCCGCACGCGCCTGCGGCACAACTCGCAGACCCGGAGACCTCGGAGGGCCGCGCCGCGATCCGTGAGTGGGCCTGGTCGCACGGGCAGAACGTCTCGGAGCGCGGGCAGCTACCGAAGGCCGTCATCGACGCGTACCGGGCCGCTCATGGCGGGTAGAGCGAAGGTCACGGTCTCCGGGCTCGACGAGCTCGATAAGCGGCTCGCCGAGCTGCCGAGGGTCGTCGAGCGCGGAGCGTTGCGCGCTGTCCGGGTGGAGACGCATGACGTCGCCGACGACATGCGCGCCAATGCTCCTGTGCTGACCGGGGAGCTGCGGCAGGGCATTCAGGAAGAGGTCGACACGAAGGCGATCGAGGGTCGCGCCGTGTCGACCGCGAGGCACACGACCTTCGTCATCCACGGGACGTCCGACACCCCCGCGGACGACTTCATGGAGCCGGCCGCGCAGCGGTCGCGGGCGCGGTTCCCCAAGCGAGCGCAGGCCGAGGTACTCAAAGAGCTCGGAAAGGTCACCGGATGACGCTGCCGAGCCGGTCGCCGATCAACCCGCTGCAAGCCGCGATCGTCGCGCTGCTGCGTGCCGATGCGACGCTCGCCGGCAAGATCGCGAAGATCCGTGACGTAACGCCGCTCACGCCGGCCGTTGTCGACCGGGTGCCGGAGGGACAGGCCTACCCGTACGTCCGGGTCGGCGATCATCTGTCGGTGCCGGCGAACGACTTGACCAGCTTCGGCCGCCGCATCACGGAGACGTTGCACGTGTGGACGAAGACGCGCAGCAACGGCCCGGGACAGGACATCGCGACCAGGATCGGTGAGCTGCTCGATCACCAACCTGCCGCCCTCACTGTGGCGCTGCAAGCGCAGTCCGGCGGCGGAAGCCATCGGATCGTTGCTGTACGGCAAACATTCGATCAGGCGCTCGAAGATCCCGATCCCGAGATCAGGCATCATGTACTCAGGTTCACCATAGAAACCGCGCAGATCAGCTAGGGAGACCGCATGTCCGGCCGCGATGCATTCGGCACACAGTTCCAGCGCGCGACCGGCGTCGCGCCCGGCACGACCTACGAGACGATCGCGAACGTCACGAGCATCGGGGGGCCGGAGCGGACCCGCGAGACGATCGACGTCACTTCGCACGATTCCCCCGATGGGTGGATGGAGTTCATCGGCGGTCTCAAGGACGGCGGCGAGATCTCGCTCGACGTCAATTACGACCCGGCGGAGACCACCCACGATCTCGACGACGATTTCGATGACGTTTTGCCGCGTAACTACCGGATCGTGCTGCTGCCCGACACCGACGACGAGCACACGTGGCAGATCTCCGGAATCCTCACGCAGCTCGGCGACGAATTCCCCTACGACGACAAGATGGCGCGGACCATGACGATCAAGGTCACGGGTAAGCCGACGCTCGCGCCGTCGGGCAGCTAAGCTCGCAATTCGCACCAACAACTCTGGGAGAGATCGGCAAATGGCATTCCTTACCCGGCAGCAGATTCTTGAGGCCGACGACACGAAGTATGAGACCGTCGAGTGCCCCGAGTGGGGCGGCGACGTCCGGCTGCGCTCGATCTCGGGCTCGAAGCGCGACCAGTACGAGCAGTCGCTCGTTGAGCAGCGCGGCAACTCGCGCCAGATGAATCTGCGCAACGCTCGGGCGAAGCTGATCATTCTGTGCGCCGTCGATGAGGACGGCCGCCCGCTGTTCACCAGCGAAGACCTGCGGCAGCTCGGCAGCAAGAACGCGGCGCCGCTCGACCGGCTCTTCGACGCCGCTCGCAAGCTGACCGGCATGAGTGACAACGACGTGGAGAAGCTGACCGAAAATTTCGGCGAGACGGACGACGTCGAAGATACTTCCGACTAGCGCTCGCGCTCGGCTGCACGGTCGAAGAGCTGCTCGACCGGATCGACTCGCGCGAGTTGACCGAGTGGGAGGCGTACGAGCGGGCGACCGGTCCGCTCGACGTCGGCGAGCGACTCGACCAGCTTTTCGGCATGCTGCAAGCCACGATCGCGAACGTGAACCGATCGAAGAAGACGCGTCCGTATAAGGCTGAGCAGTTCGTACCGGAGTGGGGTAGCGGGTCGCGGAGCTCTGCGCCGATGAGCGGCGAAGATATGCTTCGCGCAGTGAAGCGGATCAACCGCGGGATGGGTGGATCGGGAGGGTAGGCAGCGTGGCGACTCTGGCCGATCTGCTCATCAAAATCGGGATCGATCCGAAGGGCGTCGAGCAGGGTGGTTCTCAGATTGAGAGCTCGCTCTCGAAGACGTGGTCGAAGGTAGGCGCAGCAGCGGCCGTGGGGGGTGCGGCCGTCGGTGCGGCGCTTATGGCAGGCGTTCAGCAGGTCATCGAGTCCAGTAAGCCGGCGGCGTTGCTTGAAGCGCAGCTCGGCGCCGGGACCCCTCTCGCGGCCGAGGCGGGCAAGGCGGCCGGCGACGTCTACACCCGCGGTTTCGTCGGCACCATGGAAGAGGCCACCGACGCCGTGCGCGCGGCCGTGCAGAACGCTCTCGTGCCGCCGAATGCGAGCTCTACCGAGATCGATAAGGTGGCGTCCCGGATCGCGACGCTGGGCGGCACCATGCAAGAGGAGGCGGGTGCGGTCTCCCGGTCCGTCTCGCAGATGATTCGCACCGGCATGGTCGATTCCGCACAGGAAGGTTTCGACCTGCTGCAACGCGGTGTCGAAATGGGCGTCAACAAGTCCGAAGATCTGCTCGATACGTTCAACGAATATGGCACGCAGTTCCGTAAGCTCGGTCTCGAAGGCCCGGAAGCGATGGGCATGCTTTCGCAGGCCATTCAAGCAGGCGCGAGGGACTCCGATATCGCGGCCGATGCGCTGAAAGAATTCTCGATCCGGGCGATCGATGGATCGGAGGCCACTGCCGAGGCATTCAAGTTGCTCGGGCTCGACGCTGAGAAAATGGCGGCGCAGATCGCCAAGGGCGGGCCGGACGCCGCGGCCGGCTTGCAGACGGTCACCGACAAGCTGCGCGCGATGGAGGATCCGGTTAAGCGTGAGGCGGCGGCCGTCGGACTGTTCGGCACGCAGGCCGAGGACCTCGGTGACGCGCTCCTCGCCATCGACCCGTCGAAGGCGACGCAGGGGCTCGGCAACCTTGCCGGCTCGGCGGACCGGGCCGGGCAGGCGCTCGAACAGTCCGCGGGTGCCAAACTGGAATCGTTCAAGCGGCAGGCGCAAGCCGCGCTCGTCGAGCAGCTCGCGAAGGCCATCCCGTACATCGAGGCCACCTTCGGATGGCTCTCGCGCAACTCCTCGTGGGTCGTTCCGTTGGCCACTGCGCTCGGCATTCTCGCCGCGGCGATTGCCATCGTCGTGATCGCGCAGAAGGCGTGGAACGCCGCGCTACTACTCTCGCCAACGACGTGGATCGTGATAGCGATTCTCGCGGTCGTTGCGGCGCTCGTGTATTTGGCGACCAAGACTCGGTTTTTCCAGACCATCTGGGAAAGCGTGTGGGGCTTCCTGAAAAGGGTCGGAGCGTGGTTCGCGGGGCCGTTCGCTCAATTCTTCGTCAATCTCGGAAACAGGATTAAGAATACTTTCGCGTCGGTCAAGAACGACATTACCGCCAAGATCAACCTGATTAAGGCAGTGTTCACCGTTCTGAAGAATCACGTCGTGTCGATGTGGAATAAGGTGCTCGATAAGGGCGCCAACGTCGTTACGTGGTTCCGGAACCTGCCCGGGCGCATCCGCGGCGCACTGTCGAATCTTTTCTCGCCGCTCTGGACGTCCTTCCGCCGCGGTGTGAACGCGATCATCGGTGGGTGGAACAGGCTCTCGTTCACGATCGGCGGCGGCAACTTCATGGGCGTCTCGATCCCGAGCGTCACCGTGAGCACACCCGACATCCCGTATCTGGCAAAGGGAGGCATCGTCACCCGACCGACGCTGGCGATGGTCGGCGAAGGTGGCGAGAGCGAAGCCGTCGTGCCGCTCTCGCGCCTGCCCGAGCTGGCCGGCCGTGGCGATCGGCCGATCATCGTCGAGATCGTTCCGGGCGGTGAGCCGGAATTCCGGAAGTGGATCAAAAAGAGCATTCGGGTTAAGGGGGCACTCGGGTGACGGCGCCGTTCGATTTCCGGGTCGACATCGCGCCCGACGCGGACCCGGACGGCGACCCGGCCGATTGGGAATGGCTCGACGTTTCGAGCTACCGGCGGCAGAAGCAGCCGATCGAGCTCAATCAGGGTCGCGACGACGAGGCCGATCACGTCGAGGCCGCGGACTCGTCGGCCGTCTTCGACCTGCGTGACGGGTACCTGTCGCCGCGTAACCCGATGTCCGAGCTCTACGAGCGGATCGGCCCGAACACTCCGATTCGCTACCGGCTGAAGATCTTCGATGACGACTTCGAGCGCACGGTTGCGAGCGGGCTCGGCACGTCCTCCAGCGGCCACACCTGGACGACGCAGAGCGGCTACTCGGTTTCCTCGGGCGCTGGCCGGGTCGCCTTCGGCGCGCCCAACTTCGCCACCGAGGCCTACGCGAACGGCGCCGGATCACTCGATATCGATTTCGTGTACTCCGCCACGATGGCTGTGCTCACGACCGGCGGGCCGTGGATCTCCGCAGCGCTCGTGCGGCGAATCGATTCGTCCAACTACTACCGACTGCACACGGAATTCAAGCCGGCCGGCGAGCTGTACATGAAGTGGGTCAAGCGCGAGGCGGGCAGCTCGTCGGACTTCGGCTCAGGTGTCACGCTCGCCGCCACCTACGCGCCCGGAACGAAGGTGTGGACCCGCGTACAGGCCGTCGGCGACCGCCTGCGCGCTCGGCTGTGGACCGGCACGGCCGGCGACGAGCCGGCCAGCGGGTGGGATCTCGACGTCGATGGCGCGACGCAGATCGAAGGCACGGGCTTCGGCTTCTATCAGTGGCGATTCAGCACGAACACGAACGTCGGCGCTCTCGGCATCGCCTTCGACGACGTCAGCGTGCATGCGCTGCTCTGGCAGGGCAACGTGCCCGAGTGGCCTCCCCGATGGGACAAGTCCGGCAGGGACGCCAGGGTGCCGATCGCCGCAGCCGGACCGCTGCGCCGGATCGGGCAGGGTGACGAGCCGATCAGGAGCCCCCTCGCTCGGCAGCTTCCCCGGTACAACCCTCGTGGGTACTGGCCGCTCGAAGACGGCAGCGACGCCACGGCGGCCGGCTCGGGCGTCTCGGGCGGCCGCTCGGCGCGCGTTGTCGATGTGACCTTCGGCGATGACGACTGCCCGCCCGGCGCCAGCTCGTCAATGAAGATCAACTCGACCGGATCGCTTGTTGCCGGGTATGCGACCGGCTCAACCGGTAACAGTTGGTCCGCTCTCGCTTTCGTCAAGTTGAACGCGCTGCCCGGCACCGAAAGCACGATCTTCGAGTGGTTCACGACCGGCGGCACTCTGCGAAGGTGGCAGGTGCGCGCCGACGGCGCCTCCTTCCACATGCGTGTTTTCAACGCTGACGGCACGCAGATTCACGCGCAGAACGCGGCCTTTATCGACGTCCCGACGCAGTGGACCGCCGTGCAGCTCGAAACGCTGCAAGTCGGCGGAAACGTGCAATGGGCGCTGATCTGGAACCGTGTCGGCAGCGAGACTTTCTGGGCTATGAGCAGCACGATCAACACGCACACGGCCGGATCGCTCAACCGTTTCGCGATTCCCGGATCGGCCGCGCTGGTCGACGCTCGGTACAGCCACATCTACGCGGGCACCGAAGAATTGCCATTCGTCGATGCCGACTTCCTCGCCGTCTCGTCCGGCTACGCGGGTGAGGCGGCGAGTGCCCGGATTGCGCGCTTGTGCGCGGAGGAAGGTCACCGGATCGCGATCACGCCGGGCGAATCCGAGGCGCTCGGCCGGCAGCGCGCGGCGAAGTTTCTCGACCTGCTGCGCGAATGCGCCGAGGCCGATCTCGGCATCCTGTACGAGCGCGACGGGTCGCTCGGCTACATCCCCCGGAGCGCCCGGTACAACGGCACCGTTGCCATGACGCTCGATTGGACCGGGGGCGACCTGGCAGAGGCGCCCGAGCCGACCGACGATGATCAGCGCTTCCGCAGCAGGTGGACCGTCAAGCGCACCGACGGCAGTGAGGCCACGTACGAAGTCAGCGATCGCCGTGGGCGCGTCCCGGACTCGGCGGAGATCAACATCGCGGAAGATCGCCGACTCGGGTGGCACGCGATGTGGCGGACCGCGCTCACTACGATTGACGAGCTGCGATGGCCGGTCATCACGATTGATCTGCTCGCACATCCGGAGCTTATTCCGGGATTTCTCGGCATTCGGATCGGTTCGCGAATACAGGTGACCAACCCGAAAGATCAGCTCCCGGGAATCTCGATCGATCTCATCGTCGAGGGGATCAAGCAGTCGTTCACCCGGTACAAATGGGTCGTCGACCTGGCCTGCTCGCCGGCCTCAGTCTGGCAGGTCGGGACGTGGGGGACGTCACGATATTCGGCCAGCACGACGACCGTGCAGAGCACGACGGTTGCCGGCGACACGACGTTCAACATCACCAGCACATCGCGCTATCACCGCTGGTCGACGACGGCGACCGGCTACCAATGGGATCTCGCGGGTGAGCGCGTCACCGTGACGTCGGTGGGCGCCGCGGCCGGCACGGGGCCGTACGTGCAAGCCGTCACCGTTTTGCGCGCGCAGAATGGAGTGAGCAAGGACATCCCGGCGGGCACGCCGGTAAAGATGGTCAATCCGGCGCGATGGGCGCTAGCAAGGGGAGAGTGACCGATGGTAGGCGTACCCGGCGAGCCGGTAGACCCGGAGGATTTCGCGAATCCGATCTTCGAGACGATCGAGCTCGATCCGCCCGAGAGCGCTACGGCTCTCGCCGTTCAGTTCAATCATGCGTATTCGTTCTATGTCGATAACGCTGGCTCGGGCGGGAACAACACCCGTTTCTGGCTCGAAGGTCCGGACGGCGGCGAAGCTGTCATCGGTCCACGAGCGTCCGGCTCGCAATTCGGCAGCATTCGTCTTCGCACCTCAGCGACGACCGCCAGTGCCGCAACCTGCAATATCGATACCAGCGGCGTTATCCGACGGAGCACTTCGTCGCGGAAGTACAAAACCGACATCCAGCCGCACGACATCGATCTCGACGCACTGCGTTCGCTTCCGGTCGTGACGTTCCTCTCGCTGCCCGAGATCGCCGAGCAGCAGCGTTGGCGGGCCGCGGTCGAGGCCGGCGACGAGGCGATGATCGGTGTTCCCGAGCCACGACCGCGCCGGTACGTCGGCATGATCGCCGAGGACATGCACGACGCTGGGCTGCACGAGTTCGTCGCGTATCACGACGAGACCGGCGAGCCGGACGGCATCATGTACGACCGCATCGTGCTCGGCGCACTCCAGATGATCACGAAGCTCGAAGAGCGCGTGCAGCAGCTCGAAGCGCAGCTCGCCGAGAAAGGGTAGGGGAACCCATGGCACGTAGACCGTGGCACGTGAACGAAGGCCTCAGCGTTCTGATCGACCAGTGGAAGAAGGAGCATCCCGGCGCCGTCGTCTACACGATCGCCGACAGCGAGCACTCGACCGACCCGGACGTGTCGCAGCACGCGCCCGAGGCGTCCGGCGAGGTCGACGCCGGGGACTTCATGCCCGGCAAGGGTGGCGTCACGATGGCCGAGCTCCGTGAGCTCCGTGACGACCTGCGCGACGCTCGCGACCCGCGGCTGCTGTACCTGATCATCGACAACCAGATCGTTTCTTCGCGGCCGGTCGCCGGATACCCGGCATGGGCGATCCGCCCCTACCGCGGAAAGAAGCACAGCCATCTCCACGTGTCACTGAACGATCTGGTCAACAACGAAAAGCCGTGGGACATCGACGGGAAGGATGGCGACGTGGCACGCGAGTACACGATGAAGCCGATCAATGGTGAGATGCCCGAGCTCCGGCTCGGCGACGAAGACGTGCCCGGCGAGACCGCCTACATCTGGCGCGCGCAGCGCCTTCTGGGCGTCGAGGACGACGGCGCGTACGGCCGAGTGACGGCCGCCGCACTGGCCAAGCGGATGGCCGCGCAGAAGGCGTACAAGCCGAGCAGCCCCGGCGGGACACGGCTGCAAGAGCCCGAGTGGCGCGTGCTGTTCGCGTTGTGGGGGAAGTAGTTCCGGCCTGACGGTCGGGTGCCAACCCGATACGTGAACCTTTATGTTTGCTTAGCGCGCCGTCGTCACGCTCCGTTGATCGTCGGCGCGCTCGGCATACGTAGGGAAGGTGGCCGGAATGCCAACATGGGCGCGTGTATTCGTGCTGCTCACGGGCATGATCGCATGGATCGCGATCGTGGCTGTGAGTCTGTTCTTGCAGCAGATACCGAGCGCAGTCGTCGTCGGCTTTCCGGCCGCGTTGTGGATAGCCCTGGCCGGCACGTCTAGCATCGGCCGCGGGCGGGCAGAACAGACCGACGAAGAGCCGGCCGCCGTTACGTCGGCGGCGACCGACCAGGAAGGCGATCTGGCATGATCGATCCGACGTACACAGCAGACGCGCTCGCGTGGCTACTCGCATGGGGTGCACTTGGCGTCGCCGGCCGAGTGCTGGTGACCCGCGCAGACCGTCGGCGTGCCAACCGCAGTGAGCCGGCGGGCCGGGTGACCAATGTTCGGTGACCACCCGCCGCAGTGGCTCACGTGGGCGAACACGTCAGGCGCCCGTGCCGTGACGACGATCATCGCCTTCGTCGCGCTCGTGCTGTCCGGCTTCCTGGCGGTCCGGCAGCAGTCGTACATCAACTGCGTCGCCGAGCAGCAGCAGCGCGACGCGGAGCGCACCCGGGCGATCTCCGCGGCGACCGACGTCGAACGGGAAGCTGACCGGGCGCTGCTCGCCGGTCCCACCCCCGGTGGGCCGGACGCCGCCCGACTGCGTGCCGCCGCCGCAGCGGCTCGGGCGATCACCGATCGGGTCCGGCAGCAGAACCCGGCACCGCCGATGCATCGCTGCTGATCGACGTATTCTCGGGGTCATGAAGCGAACTTACGGCCGCAACTTCTGGCGGCAGACTGCGGAGCGCGCAGCGAAGACGGCCGCGCAAGGTGTCGGCCTGCTGTTCGTCGGCGACGGTTTCAATGTGCTCGACGTCGACAACTGGAAGCCCATCGTCGGCGCGGCCGTGACCGGCTTCGTGCTCTCGGTCGTGACGTCGATCGCGACCGCGCCCGTCGGCGAGCCGGATGACCCGTCGGCGATCCACACGACGAACCCGTAACGGCAGCGAGCCCGCGGCCGGCATGGTCGGC